TTTACAGTTCTTGCCACAGGACATGGTACGTCCGGTAGGTAATGGCACGAACCCGCTAACCCATTACGTTTACACCACTGATGGTCGCTCATTTGACATCCCCGTTTCTGACATCATCCACATAAGGTACAACCGAGACCCGCAGGATATCCGCTTGGGTAGGTCTCCTGTCATGGCTGTACTGCGTGAGATTGCTACCGACAATACAGCCAGTACAACGGCTTATGGTTTGCTTGCTAACGGGGCTATGCCATCGCTTATCGTTGGTCCTGATGCAAAAGACCAAACCGTAGACATTAGCATCGATGATGCCCGGCAGGTAAAAAGACAACTACACGAAGACCTTACCGGGGACGGTTCAGGCGGCATCGTGGTAATGACCGGCGCATACAAGTTAGACCGGGTGAGCCTTACGCCTTCCGAGCTTGCTTTGGATTCCGTGAGACGTGTACCGGAGGAGCGTATCTGTTCAGCCCTTGGCATCAACCCGATGGTTTTAGGGCTTGGAAGCGGCTTAGAACGAAGCACCTACAGTAATTATGAGCGCGCACAGCAGGCAGCATGGGAAGATGGCATGGTGCCTTTGCTCCGTACCCTTGCGGATGCCATTACCGCAGACCTATTGCCAGAGTATCCAGAGACGCAGGAAGGTGACTTTGTCCAATATGACTTGGAAACCGTGCGGGCGCTGGCTGATGACTTAGCGGCTGAAGCCGAGCGGGCAGAGCGGCTGTACAAGGCTGGCATCATTGATAGAGCGGAAGCAAAGCGCATTGCCGGCCTTGAAGCCGTGCCGGAAGATACCGGGGTACTGCATCCAACCGCTATCAGTGTTCAGGCTGGCACCGGTGCTTCACTAGCAGAGACAACCAACGCGGCAGGTATCTTGATTCGGTCTGGCTACGATCCGGGCAGCGTCACCAACTTCCTAAACCTGCCAGTGCAGCACACAGGAGCTGCACCGGTTACCCTGCGGGATGAAGCAGCCAAGGCACTAGCGGGAAAGTTTGCACCAACCGATGCCATGCGGGAAGCGGCACAACGTGCTTTGGATTGGAAGGCTGAAGGGTTCGACGGCGGCACACGGGTAGGACTTGCAAGGGCAAACCAGATAGTCAACGGTGAGACTCTAAGCGAAGACACCATACTCCGGATGTATTCGTTCTTTAGCCGTCATGAAGTCGATAAGAAAGCCGAGGGGTTCAATGCTGGTGAGGAAGGTTTTCCTTCACCCGGTAGGGTAGCCTGGGACTTGTGGGGCGGTGATGCTGGCTTTAGGTGGGCAACCTCAAAGCGGGACGCAATGCAGCCTGACGGCAAAAGCCTTGACGGTGACCACGTCTGCACTCCGGGGGTAGTGTACAAGAGCCACCCTTTTTACGGGTACGAGCTGGAAGCCAGCTCAAACGGGTAGACGATGGCACGGGCAGGATATATGCCGCTAGCCAGAAGTTCCGGAATGAACTGCTGGAGCGTGAAGGCGTAGCCATAAGCCGGATGCAACGCGCATACAAGGCAGCAACCAAGGCATCCATCGATGAACTGGAAGCGCTAGAGGGTCGTATCCAAGAGCGCCTTGACAACGGCGAAGACCCAAGCGACACGATCTTGTGGATGCGTCAGCGCATCATTGACAACATCGAAGAGCTTGGGCGCAACTTGAAGAAGTTCAGTATCGAGGGGGCAACGATTACCGCAGATGGGCAGTTACAAAGTGCCATACTTGCTAATGATGCAACGGCGGGCCTTGTGGAAACGGCAGCGGGTAAAAAGCCCGCAGGCGTTACCCTTGGTACTTCATGGACAAACTTACCTGATGAACAACTCCAAGCCTTTGTCGGGTTCGCAGGCGATGGTAGCCCTTTGGCTGTCCTATTCGACTCAATCCCACAAGTAACCACGGATGCCATGCAGATGGCTTTGGTACAAGGTATCTCCCTTGGTGAAGGGCCACGGACAGTAGCACGGCGGGTACGCAGGGCGGCAGACATCGGACGCTACCGAGCAGAGACTATTGCGCGTACCGAGATGATCCGAAGCGCGAGGGAAGCCCAGCGGCAACTCTATACCCAGAACCCTGCGGTGCAAGGTTATCGACGGCAAGCCACGCAGGATAGCCGGGTTTGTCTGGCGTGTCTGGCTCTATCCGGCACCCTGTCAACCACCGATGAGATTATGCCAAGCCACCCGAACTGCCGGTGTGTCATGGTGCCGGTAACGATGTCCTGGGCGGAGATTACAGGGGACAGTAGCATCCCTGATACACGCCCTCCGGTAGCAACACCTGAGCGCATACTGGCTGGTCTGTCAGAGTCTGACAAGTTGGCTATTATGGGCGCTTCACGTTATGCCCTATACGCTGAGGGGCTACCGCTGAGTGACATGGTTACCGTGGTACCTAATGCCGACTGGGGGCCTACTACACGGGTACGCCCACTCAAAGAGCTTGAAGGCTACGAACCGGATCTAACGACATACCTATGAAAATGACCGTGTGGGATACTTACGCCATGGACGTGCTAACATCTTTCCCTGATGCCATCAAGAGTGACCGGCTTGGTTATGTCAAAGGCTACTTGGTTCGCTTTGGTGATTCCAAAAGCGCAGACCTTGAAGGGGACTATTTCACGCAGTCAACCGACTATGGATTCCCGATGGAATCCGGCAAGCGCGTACCTTTGAACGTCTACTATCACCACGGTATGGATCAGATGGTAGGGAAGAAGTCTATCGGTACTGGCTTCATCAAGATGGACGAAACCGGCTTGTGGTATGAAGCGCAGCTAGACTTAGCCGACGAATACGGCAGCATGATTGCCAAGCTCTGCAAGCAAGGCAAGATGGGTTTTAGTTCCGGTGCCGCTGCTCACTTGGTTGAGCGCAAGAGCATGGGCGGTGCCGCTGAGATTACCCGGTGGCCTATCGCTGAGGCAAGCATAACCCCGACACCTGCGGAGTATCGTAACAGTGTCAAAAGCCTAGAGGAGTATTACGGCATGGGCGAGATGGATGACATGGAAGAGATGACACCGGAACCAATGCCGGAGCAATCAGCCGCCGAGTATGCCGCTGAAATCTTCAAGGAAGCCGAAGGCGAACTTATCCACGAAGGGCTAGAAGCCTACTGGGATGCGCTTTCCGGTGCCATGGAAGTAATCGAAAGCCAAGACATGGCGGATGCCCTGATTGATGCTTTCGCGCAACGTGCAAAAGGCTTGTATGCCATGCACGGTGCCAAGTGTATTCACCCTGCAAGCCTGCGGGGTGTTGAACGTCGGCTGCGGGATGCAGTCGGTTTGTCACGGTCAAGCGCCAAGCGTTTGGCTCCAGTAGTCTGGGATTCTCTGCGGGATGCAGACCAGCCTGAAGAGCAGCCGTTCATCGTAGTACCGGAGGTCAAAGCCTCCACCGACAAAGACGAACGCCAGGAACTGCTGGCACGTCTGGAGTTGCTAACACAACTATGACAATCGAACAAATGCAGTCTAAGCGTGAGACGCTTTTGGCTACTGCCCGTGAACTCGCATCCGGTGATGGTGACCTTTCGCAGGTCAAGTCCATCATGGCAGATGCTAACAACATCCAAGAGCGTATCGAGACCATCAAGAGCCTCGGCGCTTCCGCTCCTGTCGCTACACCTGAAGTAGACGCGAAGCCTTGGAAAAGTGGTATCAACGTACAGAAGAATCCATTCGGTGGATCCGCTGATGAGCGTAACCAAAAGGCTTATGTCTTTGGTCAGTTTGCTCGCCACCTTGCCGGTGTAAAGTCTGCCACAAAGTGGCTTCAGTCCAATGGCCATATGAAGGCGCAGGTAGAAGGCACAACGACCGCTGGTGGTTTTACCGTTCCGGATATTGTTTCAAGTGACCTTATCTATCTCCGTGAAATGTACGGTGTTGCTCGCCGCAACTCCCGTATCTACCCGATGTCCTCGGATACCCTTTTGGTTCCATCGGCAACCGGTAGCACCACGGTCTACTACGCTTCCGAAGCAACGGCAATCACCGATTCCCAGCTGACCTTTGCACAGGTTTCCCTGAGCGCAAAGAAACTTGCAGTCCTTACGATTGCATCCAAGGAACTCGGCGAAGATACGGTTATCGACCTCGGCGCATCCCTTGCCCGTGACATGGCATACGCCATTGCCAAGGAAGAGGACAACGCCTGTTTCAACGGTGACGGTTCCGGTACATACGGAAGCATCACGGGTATCCTTCAAGGTGTCTATGGCTTGAACGCAACCAAGGCTAACATCGCTGGTGTTGTTCTTGGTGCTGCACTTTCCGGTGCTGCATTCAGCAACTTCACGCTGGCGAACTTCCAAGCGATGGTTGCAAAGCTCCCAACGTACGCAGATCAGGCCAAGTGGTATATGCACAAAGACCTGTTCTTCAACGGTGTTGCAGACAAGCTGATTGCACTCGGTGGCAACGCCATCTTGGACATCCAGAACGCATACACCACTGCACCTACACTCTTTGGTTATCCAATCGAGTGGGTTCAGAACATGCCAAAAAGCCCAGCTGCAACAACTCCGGTTGCTATCCTTGGTGACCTTACAAAGGGTGTTGCTTTCGGTGATCGCCGTGCAATGACCGTTGAAGTCAGCGACCAAGTTAAGTTCGTCGAGGACGCTCTTACCTACAAGGCTACAGAGCGCTTTGCTTTCAACGCGCACGATGTCGGAAACGTCAATGCAACCGCATCCCTCAAGGTGCCAGGTTCGCTCATCGTCTTGGCAACTACAACCGCTTCCTAAGCGGCGCCACTCAATCAAGCCCTCGGCAGACGTGCCGGGGGTTTTTCTTTTGTCAATCCGGGCTAACGCCCATGTGGGATACTTAGGCATGATGACCAGAGCCGAGGCAATCGCACAAGTATCGTTATTTGTGTCCGCTCAAAGTTACCCGCAGATGTCTACCACGGACATCGGCTCTATCCTTGATTCCTTT